TCTTCGCTCGAAGAACCTGCCATCGTGGATGCCGCGGATTACCTTTGATCAAGTCTTGATCCGCGCTGTCCACCCAGACCAAATCGAAACCACATACCATGCTTTGCTCGCCGAGCATCGCCCACGCCACAACCGAGACTTCGTTCCGGTCTTGACCCGGACTATGGAGCGACGGATATGAACATTCAGCGTAATCCTAGGTCCCCAGTAATCCGCGATATTCGCCCGATGACCCGAGCGGACCTCGAGTCTCTGCGTCAGCCCTCGGCCCGTATACGAATCGCCAAGCTCCGCGATCAGCATCATATCATGGCGCGGCTCTTCGTTTCAGGCTTGTCTAATGCCGAGGTCGCCGCTGAAACTGGCTACGCGATCAATCGAGTCTCGACTCTCCGTAACTCCCCGGCGATGATGGAACTTGTCGAGAAGTATCGGGCCGACGACCATGACGAATGGCGCAAGTCCCGCGACGCCACTTACGAATACATGCACCGCATCCGCGTGAAGGGCCTGCGTATCATCGAAGACGCCCTCGAGGACGAGGAGGTCAAACCCGAGTTCGCTCTCAAGGTCTTCGACTCAATGGCCGATCGCACCGAATACCATCGCAAGTCCACCAAGGAAAACGTCAACATCGACTTTGCAGCCCGACTCGAAGTTGCCATTGCCCGTTCAGTCCGAGTGATCGATGCCAACCGACTCGACGACTAAACCCAGATCGGCGGCGGCTCTCCCTCGACGCCGATGACCCCAGAGTGCTTGTAACGTGTTTTGGCTTCGCGTTGCTTGAGCCTCTGGGGTCTTTTCTTAGAAGGAACCATCCGATGAAATCTTCAACCTACCTCCGCTGGATCACTGCTTGGTGGATCACTGCCGCCGCCATTCTCGCCTTTGGTGTCTTCGCCAAGGCCCAGACCTTTGGCTCTCCCCAGACCGTCATCACCGCCTATCGCTACCTCAACATCACCGGCCAAGCCACGACCACAGTTAAATCCGGCGGCGGTATCCTTCATACCATCTGCATCAACACCCCTGCCGCGACTGAAACCATCACCATCTACGACAACACCGCGGCCTCGGGCACCAAGATCGGCACCATCACCGTCTTTGCCTCAATCAATCCCTGCTTGACCTACGACGTCAACTTCACCACCGGCCTGACCCTCGTCACCGCGACCGCCTCGTCCGATCTGACCGTGAGCTACTACTAATGCGTAAGCTCCTAGCCCTCCTCACAGCCTTCGCCAGCCCCGCACTGGCCCAAACCCCCGCAGGCGTAATCAACGCCCCGGTCTACGCGACTGGCTACATCTCGCAGGTCGGCGGGACCAACGTCACCACCAACATCCCTCCCCAGCCAAACCATCCAACCAACCTAAATATCTATACCACCGGTGCCATCTCAGGCACGTGGACCATCAAACTCCCTAACCCTGCGTTTGAAGGTCAAATGCTCTCCTTCAACTGTGGGGCCGCGGCTAATGCTATCGCCATAGTCTCCTCTGATGGCTCCTCTATCGACTCAAATCTCCCAACCTCTTGCATAACTAACGGCGGCTTTGTCGCACAATTCGATCTTCGTTCCAATATCTGGCGCAGCCTTGGCTCAGGATACTCCGCAAACTTCCGGCCCTTTACCGGCGTTACCTCGCAATGGCCGTGGCAGTTGAACACGGATGGAACGTGGAGTTTGCTTCAACCAAAGCTTTCTGATCTAGGGGCGGATGCGACGCAGGCAGTTGGCCCCCTCACGACCAATCCTTATTCAGGAACATTTCCGTCTTATCTCTACGGCATCGGCGGGCTTGGCTACTACGACACGCAAGCGATGGCCCGGAATTTCATATACGGACAAGGATCGTTTGCGGTCACAAATCCTTACCCATACGGCGACTTGAACACGACGAACGCCGGGATTTTCGGCACAGGGTCTAACCGTCCCGGCTGCGTGTCTGGCTATACCGACCCTTCGCAAGTCGCCGCTTATTACGAGAACGGCGCGGCGGCGCTGTGCAACAACTCCGATAGCCAGCCTGTCATGTGGGGTGGCGCTGGAACATTTACATCCACCACCTTCACGCCGACGACGCCGATCCCGCAGAGCGAAAGCGTATTCGTCGCAAAGGGCATGTGGATACGCTCCGGGGATACGCCGCCTTTCAATGGTCAGGTAACATCGTTCACCGTCAACGGCTCAAACGCCGTCACGTCAATCACAGTGTCCAACTGGTATCAGATCAATTACGGCGTCGGCTCGTCCTCCGGAACGCCTTCTTCAAGCGTCGCCTACCTCAATCCACAAGATAAGATTTGGGCGCAGATTGGAGAAATCTTCCTTAATGCGCAGGCGATCACTTGCGACATTACGTCCGGCTCAAAAGTCCTGACGAATTGCTCGTCAACGAGCGGCCTATTTCCGAATGGCCAGTGGGTGACGAACGCCAATCTTCCGGCCGGCTCCTACGTCGTCAGCTACACGGCCAGCACCATTACGGTCAATGCGAACGCGACGGGATCGGCCACAGCAGCATCCGTCAAGGTTTCTGCCGGTTCCAAGATGGGCACCGGCGTCATTTCGGAAGACGACATCGCGAATAATGGCGAACCTGTCGTTGACCGTTATGTGACGGGAACCGGCGATACAACAAATGGGTCTTACACCATTTCCAACGTGACGAATGCGACATCGCTTCGTCCAAATATGCTGTGGGCGCAATCGGGCGTTCCGCTCGGGTCAATCGCCGCTGTGGACACGGCGACAAACACGGTAACGCTGAACGTCAAGGCGACTTCAACAGCTTCAGGCGCTGCCTATACCGGATTCACGCCTTTTGATGAAGGCGGGCTTGGCCGAGACTGTTCAAGCTTTCTACAGATGGCCTATTCGTGCTTTCTGGCGCGCGGCGCGACGCTTTACAGCTACATGAGCCTCGGCGCATCGGAAGTACAATTCCTCGCGCGGCCCTCCATATTTGGCAGTCAGCCGAAATATGGGTTCCGCGTCGATACGCGCTTCCTTGCGCCGTCTGTCGCTGGGTTTGCGCTTGGCGGGGCAAGCTCGGATGTTTTCACCGTCGATAACGGCGGCAATGTCAGCGGCCAGTCGATCAGCGCCTTTAATGGTATGACCAACAGCGGCGCAGCGGGAACGTATCGCGGTTATAGTTTCCAAACTTCCGGCTCAAACCGCTGGCAGATCGGCGCGACAAACGCAGCCGAAAGCGGCGGCAATGCCGGATCGGACTTCTTCATCTTCAATTACTCCGATGCTGGGGCTGTCGTATCAACCCCTCTGTCCATCGTCCGCGCCACGGGGCAGACCCGTCTAAGCGCGCTCGCGCTTCCGTTGACCGGCTATCTCAAGGGGAACGGTTCGGGTGTCAGCCTGACGGCTTCATCAACTGTTCCTCTGAGCGATGTATCTGGCCTTGGAACAGGCGTAGCGACCGCGCTCGGCAACGCATTGAATGCTTCTGGCGGCGTGGTCGGATACGGAGGTTCCGCGGGACCTCTTTCTGTCACGACGCTTTCAGCTAGTGGCGCGGTGTCGATAGCGGGAACCACTCTCACGATGACAAATGCGTCGTCGTTCTTCCCGCAGATGAGCTTCATCAATCAAGCCAACGACGCCAATTCTGGATACGTCAACATCGTCAAGGGCCGCGGTGCTGCGGGCGTCGGGGCGTCTGCTGCGCAAGTTGGCGACATAATGGGAACGTTCAATTTCCAAGCTTATGACAGCAACGGCAATCAGCAGAATGCTGGCGTCGCTCTCAGCGCCTATGTCGATAGCGTCGCTGCCGGGTCGGTCACAGGCCATATGGTGTTGTTCGGGGACATTACCGTTGTCAGCGGGCTCGCGTTGGGTTCTCCAACAGGTTCTTACAAGGGCAACGGGACGATCAACGTCCAGAGCGGCTATTACGCAAACGGCACGGCAGGTGTGACCTGTAATTCCGGCCTCGGCGGTACGTCGCGCACCATCGATGGGATTGTGACGACATGCTGAGACTTGCCATCGTTCTTTGCCTCGCTTCGTCCGCAGCATTCGCGCAGGCATCGCCCCCGTCTGCGTCGCCCGACCCCGCGGATACGATTGCGACATATCGCCAGCTTCTTTCGGAAGCCAACGACCGGATTGCAGCCCTCTCGGCACAAGTGCAGGCCAACGCCCGGTCTGCCGCTGAGTGGAGGGCGAAAGCGGAGAAACCGGAGGTCAAGAAGTGAAGCGCCTTATCCTCGCACCGACCTTATAAATTAAACTAGGACCACCGATGAACGACGACAAACTCTTCCAATGGCTAGCATCCGTCAAAGGCGATCCCCTTGCCTTTGTGATGGGTGCCTTCCCCTGGAACGAGCCCGGCACGGTCCTTGAAAACTCGGCAGGCCCTGAGCAATGGGCTTGCGACCTTATGAATCGAATCCGCGATGGCCTTGTCGATATAAACACCGCCATCCAAGAAGCCATCGCCTCTGGTCATGGTATCGCCAAGTCCGCAACCGTTGCCCAACTAACCCTCTGGGCCTTCTGCACATTCCCCGATACCCGCGGAGTGATTACCGCCAACACCGAAACCCAGCTTAAAACCAAAACTTGGGCCGAGCTCGGTAAATGGTTCAACCTCTGCTTCTTCGCCCGCGAACACTATACCCTAACCGCAACCGGCCTCTTCTCCAAAGACCCCAACCGCGAGCGCACTTGGCGCATCGACATGATTCCGTGGTCTGAGAAAAATCCGGCGGCGTTCGCGGGCCTCCACAACAAAGGCAAGCGCCTGCTTCTGATCTTCGACGAAGCCTCCGAAATCCCCGACATAATCTGGGAAACCGCAGAAGGTGCATTGACCGATGCCGATACAGAAATCATCTGGCTTGCCTTTGGCAACCCCACGAGAAACATCGGCCGATTCCGCGATTGCTTTCCGGGCGGAAAGTTTGCCGGGCAGTGGCATCACTTACAGATCGACTCTCGTACCGTTCGAATTACTAATAAGAAGCGCTTGCAGGGGTGGATTGATGCTTATGGTCTTGATAGCGATTTTGTTCGCGTCCGTGTTCTAGGCGAGTTCCCTCGCAAAGGCTTGATGGAATTCTTCTCCGCCGCTGCCATTGACGAAGCTATGACTCGCGAAGTCCACGTCGACCGAGCCGAGCCTCTTGCCCTTGGCGTCGACGTTGCCCGCTTCGGTATGAACGCATCGGTGATCTTCCCCCGCAAAGGCCGCGATGCCCGTACCATCGAGCGCTTTCGCTTCAACGGATACTCCACTACCCAACTCGCCAATGAAGTCACCAACATCAACGCTCAATACCATGCCGACGGCATAATGATCGACGGTGGTGGCGTCGGTGGCGGTGTGGTCGACCAAGTCCGAGCCAAGCGTTTGTTCTGTTACGAAGTCCAGTTCGGCGGCAAAGACGTCATCCACAACACCATTTGGGGCAACACCGGCGAGAAGTATGCCAACAACCGTGCTGCTATGTACGGTGCCTGCCGCGCTTGGCTTGCCACTGGCGCAATCCCCAACGACCCAGAACTCCGTCAACAGATGCTAGCGATCCGTTATACCTTCAACGCCAAAGACGAAATCATCCTTGAACGCAAAGAGGACCTTGTCGACGAAGACGGTCAAGGCATCTCCCTCGACGATATTGATGCTTTGGTCTTGACTTTCTCGCATCCTCTGGCACGATCAGCATATGCTGGAGGCGACCTCCCCCAGCCCAACCTTGTCACTAGTGAGTGGGACCCATATTCCCCAGAACGCATGCAAGCATAGGAGGCCTATATGGCAAGTGCATTCAAAGCGATTGGCAAGTTCATCTTCGGTGGTGGCGGCAGCGGCACCCAGCCGGCTGCTCCGCCAGCCCAGCCTGCTCCGGCCCAGAATCCATCGGGCACCCCGAACACCAACAAGCCTACGGCTCAGCCGACCTTTCTTTCCTCCGCTGCCGCTGCACCTGCTGCTGGCGCGGTGGCTGGTGGCAAGACCCTGCTCGGGAGTTAATCCATGGCCATCGTTGTACCTTTCGCCCAAACTCCCTCGAAGCGCCAGCTTCCGCCAATGCCCGATCCGCAGTGGGCGATGATGGCTGCGGCGATGATGCATGAGAATGGGCGATTGGTGCAATCCGATGCCAAGCTCAATCAACAAGCCGATGCCAACGCTAAATCCCCAGAGCCCGAGGCCAAGCCGTGACCCAAATCCTCGACACCAAAACCTATGCCTATCGGCGCTATGTCGAGGGCCGGCTCATGGGCCTGCGGACCAATCGCTATTCTTGGTGGGTCCACTGGAAGGAACTTGCTGATTATTTCCTCCCCCGCCGATATAAGTGGCTGATCACCCCGAATCAAATGTCACGTGGTTCGCCGATCAATCAATATATCCTCGACTCGACCGGCTGCGTCTACGCCCGCAACCTTGCCTCTGGCCTTGTCTCAGGCAAATCCTCCCCGACCAGCCTTTGGTTCCGCCTGCGAATTGGCTACATCGACTCGACCGAAACCTCGCCTGCCAGCCTCTGGCTTGCTGAGTGTGAGCGGATCATGTATCTGATCTTCTCCGAATCCAATTTCTACAATGCCATCGCCACGTTCTACTATGACCTTGTTGTCTTCGGCACCGCCTCGATCCTTGTCTACGAGGATTTCGACAACGTCGTCAACTGCGTCAATCCCTGCCTCGGCGAATACTACGTCGATATCGATCACAAATACCGCCCGACGATATTCTATCGCGAATTCACCATGACCGTGATGGCGGTGGTTCGTGAATTCGGCATCGAGAATTGCTCCGAAGCCGTTCAGAAACTCTACGAAGACCCGACTGGCTCAGGTCTCTCTCGCGAAATCATTGTCGCCCATGCGATCGAACCTAATACCGATGGCCGGGCCAAGGAATTCGGCATCCCCGAACGCTTCAAGTTCCGCGAATGCTATTGGGAATGGGGTGGCTCTGCCTCTCCCCAAGGCGGTTCCGCCAGCCCTCCCGGCTTCCTCCGCCGTCGCGGTTATGAAGAGCAGATGGCAATCGTCGGTCGCTGGGACATTGTTTCCAACGATCCATATGGTCGATCCCCGGGAATGGACGGCCTTCCTGATCAGAAGCAAGTCCAACTCGAAACTCGGCGCAAGGCCCAAGCGATCGATAAGATGGTCAACCCGCCGCTTGTCGCCGATGTTCAACTCAAGAACCAACCCGCCAACCTAACTCCCGGTGGCATCACCTTCGTCACTGGTTACGCAGCCTCTGGCAAACCCGGCTTTGCCTCGGTCTACGACACCAAGTTCCCGGTTCAAGAAATCACCGAAGACCTGACCGAAGCCAAGCAGCGCCTTGCGGAGATTTTCTTTAATGATGTACTTAGAACAGCTTCGCAATACGAGACTCGTTCCAATGTTACAGCAGTGGAGTGGGACCTTCGTAAATCAGAATCTCTTGTTATGCTCGGACCGGCCTTGGAAAGAATCGACAACGAAGTCCTGCGACCCATCCTTGAACGCGTCTTCGCCGTGGCCAACCGCGCTGGAATTATCCCGCCTCCTCCCCCTGAAATCCAAAACCAAATGATGACCATTGACTTTGTGTCGATGCTCGCTCAAGCCCAGCAGGCCACCAAGGCTGGATCAATCGAACGTGTCCTTTCCCTCGCAGGCAACATGGCCGGTGTCATCCCCGGTTCCACCGACAAAATCGACTTTGATTACGCTCTTGACAAATACTCCGCACTACTGAACAATGATCCTAAGATGATGAGAACTGCCGATGAAGTCGCCAAAATCCGCGAGGATCGGGCACATCAGGAGCAGGCAGCGCAGCAGGCGCAGATCGCAGAACAGCTTGCACGAGGGGCCAAAACCTTGGCGCAGGCTGACTCTGGAGGCGGCAGTCCCCTCCAGCAACTTTCGGGAGGCGTAGGTGCGTAACGCAAGTGAACGCAAGGACATACGCCGATATGAAAAAGCTGCAAAGCTCCGAGAAACCAATCGGATCAACTTCATTGTCGCGGCAATGTCCACCCCCGCAGGCCGAGTGTGGTTCCACGATTTCCTCGCTGGATGCCACATCTTCGCAGACCCATTCACAGGTGATGCACTTGTGGAAGCATATAGTAAAGGTGAGCGTAACGTTGGACTTAAAGTGTACAACGACATTGTGAGTAACTGCCCAAATTACTTCATTGAGATGATGAAAGAAGCCAACATAGTGGAGCAAGTAAATGACCGACTCGACAGTGCTGGAGAACCCGACGAATCCGACGCCGACGAACCCTCCGTTGGCGAATGATCCTGCGGCGCGAACCGAAACGGGAGAAATCATTGACCGATCAGCAACTCCCCCTACCAATGAACCTGCCGCAGAGCCCAAATCCGAAACCTCTGCCCCAGAATCCTACACCGATTTTTCTGTCCCCGAAGGACATACTCTCGATGCAGCCGCCATCGAATCTGCAACCCCCTTGTTCCGAGAACTTGGGCTCACGCAGGATCAGGCCCAGAAGCTGGTAGACTTCTACTCGACTCAGGTTGGCAAGATCAACGCTGAGAATGAAGGCTATATGGAAACCCTTCGCACCCAGTGGCGCGAGGAACTCAAAGCCGACAAGGACATTGGCGGCAAGCTGGATCAAGTGAAGGTCGAAATTGGCCGAGCCATCGATCGCCTGCCACCGACTGTCCGTGAACCCTTCAAAGAAGCCATGAACCTGACCGGGGCTGGCGACCACCCCGCAGTCATCAAAGCCATTCATGTTTTCGCCTCGCTCATTGGCGAAGGTACCCATGTCACGGGCAATGCCCCCTCTGAACACGGTCAGTCTAAGACTGGTGTGAGTAACCGCCCATCGGCGGCGCAGTCCATGTATCCCAACCTCCCAAGCCGCTGATGACAATAGCACAGCAACAGGAGTTGAAAGAATTATTTGTTTACCATCCAGATTCGGGGTGGTTTACAAATAAATCTTCGCGTGGTCGAGCGAAAGCTGGTGAACGTGCTGGTGCAGAAACTGGACACGGCTATCGGCGTATTATCATCGGCTATGTGAAGCATTACGAGCATCATCTTGCATGGTTGTATGTCTATGGAGAATATCCTGACGAAGTAGATCATGTGAATGGTGTTCGCAACGATAATCGAATCATCAATCTGCGTCTGTGCACTAGATCACAGAACAACTTCAACACCCAAAACAATACTGGCACAGCCGGCCTCTCAGGGGCGTACTTGGATAAACGGACCCGTAACTGGTATTCCAAAATCCAATTCGGTGGTCAGCAGAAATTCTTGGGTATCTTCCCTTCGCCGGAAGACGCACATCAGGCCTATCTAAAAGCTCTTGATGAAGTCGCCGGAGAGTTCGCTTATCACAACAGACCCAACATAGGAGGCCAGTGATGGCTACTATCGGAAATTTGGCCATAACGTATGCAGACTGGGCCAAAAGGATGGACGACAACTACAAAGTCGCGAACATCATCGAGATTCTTTCTCAGACGAATGAAATCCTCGATGACATGCTTGTGATGGAAGGCAATCTGCCGACCGGTCACAAGACCACGATCCGCACCGGCCTTCCGCAGGCTACGTGGCGTCTGCTCAATGCTGGCGTCCCGAACGCAAAGTCCACGACCGCGCAGATCGTCGACACCTGCGGCAACCTCGAAACCTACGCGGTTATCGACAAGGATATCGCGGACCTCAACGGCAACACCGCTGACTTCCGCCTGTCCGAGGTTCGCGCCTTCCTTGAAGGCATGAGCCAGCAGGTCGCCGCGACTCTGATCTACGGCAACCAGCATACCAACCCCGAGCGCTTCACCGGCCTTGCCCCTCGCTATTCGACGAAGAACACGTCGAACTCTGCGACGGCTGCGAACGTCCTTGATGGCGGCGGTACGTCCTCGACCAACACGTCGATCTGGATTCCGGTCTGGGGCGACGACACTCTCCACGGTACCTTCCCTAAGGGCAAGATGACTGGCCTCCAGCATCGCGACATGGGCGAGTGGCCGGTGCAGGACGCGTCTGGCAATACCTATCAGGCCTATCGCGATCACTTCAAGTGGGAAATCGGCCTCGTTCTTCGTGACTGGCGCTATGTCGCTCGCATCGCGAATATCGACGTCACCCAGCTTACCGGTGTCTCGGCTGCGAATCTGATCAACCTTCTGGTCCGCGCTCTGTATCGCCTGCCGACGGCCCCGTCTGGTGCCACGGCGATCCAGTCCTCCGACACCCCGGCGGTTCGCGCGAACATGGGCCGGACGGTGATCTACTGCAACCGTGTGGTTCGCACATACCTCGATCTCCAGGCCATGAATAAAACTAATGTTCTGCTTAGGTTGGAAGAATTTGACGGTAAAGTGGTAACTACTTTCCGTGGAATTCCTGTGCGTACGTGCGACGCAATTTTGAATAACGAGGCTCAGGTTACCTAGTTATGCTGACCGCAACTGAACTTCGTGAACGACTTCAATATGATCCAAACACTGGTCGGTGGATTTGGCTTAAATCCACTCGTTCGGGTTGGGTTGGTAGGCCTGCTGGATCACTTGATGCTAAAGGATATTGGTGCATCAAGATTGATGGGCAAAGCTATAAAGCGTCTCGCTTGGCCTATCTTTATATGATCGGAGAATGGCCGGAAGGCGAGATGGATCATATTGATCGTCAATCTTGGAATGATTGTTGGACGAATCTTCGCCCGGCAACTAGAAGTGAAAATAATCTAAATCGAGTTTTGATAGGTACATCTGGTCACTACGGTATTCGAAAGCACAACTATAATGATAGTTGGGTTGTCGAAATCAAACGTGTCTATGTTGGATCGTATAAAACACTCGATGAAGCGATTGTTGCTAGAGACGAATTCGTTCGTCAACATGAAAGGAACATAGCATGATTTTGGATGGTCTCCTCACTTTCACCGGTACGTCGAATGGCGCAACCGGCGGTATCACGGCAGGCGCTCAGACCGATGCTCCTACGACTGGCACTCAGGCTGCGTCGAATATCATTGACCTCGGCGTTTCGGGTCTGCCCTCGTCTGCGAATGGCGGTGGCGCCCGTGACCTCGGCGTCGGTGATGATCCGTCGCTTAAGTTCTCGGCGATGGTAATCGCTGCTTTCACCGCCGGCACCAGCCTCCAGCTTCAGTTGCAGGGTGCGCCCGACAACGGTTCCGGTGCTCCGGGTTCTTACACCACGATGTGGACGTCGGCAGCAATTGCTGAGGCTTCGCTGGTGGCTGGTGCCCAGCTTGCCAACATCGACGTTCCCCGCGTTGTATTTGGACAGGCTCTGCCGCGTTTCCTCAAGCTGAACTTCATCTCAGTCGGCACCCACTCCACAGGCACGATCGAATGCAACATCGTCCTTGATCGCGATGATCAGATCATGGGTACTGGCGGTGCCTATTCTGGTTATCCCGCTGGCCTCACGGTCTCTAACTAAGAAAGGTCCCTGCCATGGCACGTTGGAAGCTAATGACTCCCCACTACCTCAACGTTGAAGGCGAGACGTGGGAATACACTGAGAATGATCGGCAGACTGGGCGCCCGAAGCGCGTCCAGTTCCCGGTCCCGCGCCTCCTTGATATCCGCGACCCGAGTTGCTGGACCAATCGCTGGGGCAACAAGGACAACGAAGATGGCGAAATCATTGTCTGTCATGCAGGCAAGGGCGATGCCAAGGACATTGTCTTCATTGGCGATCCAACGCCAGACATGCTCCCTGTCGACGATGAGGCCAAAGCTATCTCCGCTACCTTCGAGAAGAAGTGGCGGGCGAAGCCTGAAAACATGGCTGGCGACTACTCTCAGTCGCTGATCGACAAGTTCCAGGCTGACATGGACGAACTTCGTTCGAAGCCTGCTGAGGTCCCCGGCCTTGCGGACCTTGTCTCAGTAATCGGCAAGCTCGTTGAATCCAACCAGAAGATCGAGCGGAGAGCCTGATCATGGGTCTTATCACCACAACCCCCGGCGGCGCACTAGCATACAATGGGGCTAGTGGCGGTAAAATCTATGGTTACAACAATATCAGTGAAAGTGGGCTTGTGCAGGTTGCTGCTGCAAACACCAGCCGCGTCAAGCTCACTTTCCACAATCCCGGGACGAACGATATCTTCATCGCCCCGGTTCAAATCCAAACCACCGGCTCAAACGTCGCGTTCAGCCCTAGCAATGCAGCCCTTGGTGGCTGCATTCGCGTGTATGGCAATGGTGGGCAGTACACCATCGAAGGTGAATGCCAAGGCGCCTATCAGGCGTTCGCGGTGACTGGCGCGGGCACAACTAATCCCCTGACCGTTATCGATACAAACATTTGAGGTATTGATGTTCAGGATTGTCCTTCTCCTTCTGGCGCTAGCCTTCTCTGCGGTCCCTGCGGCCGCGCAGAACACGACTTGCGGAGGTAATTAATACCTAAGTGTTGGAGTTCCACTTAAACTGTAGGAGGTAATATGAAACAGGGTTCAGGCAATTCTTCGCGAGGCGACACTAAGGTCGAACCTCGATCTCATGGTGTGAATGTCGGTTATGTCTCTGGCATCGGCCTGCAACAGGTTCAGTCGAATCCACCGGCTATGTATTCTGGCCGAGGATACGAGGCCCCCAAAGCCACAACTACGATCCACAAATCTGGCTCACAGCGAGGTTAAAATGGCGAAGCTCGGTACACATGATGGCGGCAAGCCCGAAAAGAAGGACCTGCCGTATGATCCGCCGGTTGGTCCGAAGCAAAGTCCTTCGCCGACCAATCATGGAAAGTCTGGTACGCAGGGGAAGCGGTGATGGCCGAGAAGCTTGAAGATTGGCAGCAGCGCGTTGTCGATGAGCAGAGTGAACTCTTTGATCGGCTTGAAAAGCTTGTCGAGTTCACTGGCAGCGCCAAGTTCAAGGAACTTCCTGCCGATAAGCAGGAACAGCTTGTTCAGCAGGCTCATCATATGAACGCTTATAATGATATCCTGACCGCTCGGATCGAGGCGTTCTAATGACCACTCCCACCGATATCGCCAATCGTGCATTGCAAGTTATCGGCACCCGCACCACGGTGACGGATGGCGAGCTTGCGGCCAATTCCACCAACGAAGCGATTCAGATCAACCTTGCCTACGACACAGTTCGGAAGCGGCTGATCCGGATGGCTCCGTGGAACTGTGTGTTGCGAACGGCGAATCTGGTGTATATCACGTCCCTTCCCGGCACTCCTGAGAATACGTCAACCACGCAAGTCGGACAGCCTTGGGTTCCCGGCTTGCCCTCTCCGCCATGGACCTATGAATATCAATATCCGGTGGATTGCATCTACGCGGCGTGGATTCCGGCAATGAGCCAAGTTGGCTTTGGCGTTGGCATTCCCGCAGGCCCGCCGGTTAAGTTCGCGGTTCAGACCGATACTTTCCGACCGGTGACCGCCGCTGCTGTTGTGGCTGGTGGAACTGGTTATGCTGTTGGGGATATCATCACCCTCCCCGGAATCCAGCAGGGCCAATCGCCAATCGGCGCCCCGGCTCAGCTTCGAGTTGAAACCCTTTCTGGTTCAGCTGTGGCTACAGCTTCGGTTGTAAACCAAGTGCTTGGTTCGTCCTCGCCAAAAGGTGGTAGCTACTTCGCCCCGCAGACCAATCCGCAGGTACAAGATTCAACCGATGGCAATGGTTCTGGTGCGACCTTCAACCTGACTTATGGCGCCGCTTCGCCTCAACGGGTGATCCTCACCGATCAGCCCAACGCCAGCCTTGTCTATTGCCGCGACGTCACTGATATCAATGTAATGGACGATGCCTTCCAAGAGGCCTTGTCAAAGGTCCTTGGCGCAACAATCTGCATTCCACTCTCCGGCGATAAGAACCTCGCCAAGCTCGCACTTGAAGAAGCCAATCGTGCGATCGCTGAGGCTCGTGGCGATGATGGCAACGAAGGCCTGACTGTTAACGACGTAACCCCAGATTGGATCAGGGTTCGTGGATTCGACGCGCTTGATATCTACACCCAGAATGGCTGGTCGTTTAACTGGGGCCCAGTATTCCCAATCACTCTATAAGAGGGCCCAATGCCTCATCTTGTCGTGCAAGCTAGCTTTAACTCTGGCGAATGGTCGCCAAATCTCTACGCGCGTGTGGACCTTACAAAGTATAAAGCTGGCGCGGCACTGCTCGAGAATTTCTTTGTAGACTACCGCGGCGGGGCCAGCACTAGAACTGGCACCAAATACATTCTTCAAGCCTATAAATCTGCGACGCCGGTCCGGCTTATCTCCTTTCAAGCCAGCTTCACCGTAGGCTATGTGCTTGAATTTGGCGATGGATATATCCGCTTCTACTATCGCGGATCGCCAATCATCGAAACTGGCGTCGCCATAACCGCAGCAACCAAAGCCAATCCCTGTGTCTTGACCATCCCCGGACATACTTATTCCGTTGGCGAATGGATATATGTCCAAGACGTCCTTGGGATGACTCAACTTAACGAGAAGTATTTCATTGTCTCCGCGGTGGCAGGGAACAACGTCACCATCGCTGGGTTGGACGGAACCAACATCAATTCCACCGGGTATGGCACTTATGTCTCTGGCGGCACAGCCAGTCGGGTTTATACCATTTCCTCGCCATATACCAGCAGCGATGATCTGCGGTTGATTAAATTCGCGCAGTCTGTGAACCAGATGGTCCTGTGCCATCCGAACCATTCGCCGTATGTTCTGACTCTGATCGCCGCGACCAACTGGACACTGGTCCCGATGGTAATCGGCGCGACCATCTCGGCTCCCGGAACGCCAACTGCGACGGGGTCGTTTGTCTACTTCCCTGGAGCAACCCCAACGAACTATTCCTATGGGGTAACTTCGATTGGCACCAATGGACAAGAATCTTCTATGTCCAACCCTGCCGCGCTATATGCCTTTGACATGCGAACCGTTACAGGAACTGTCAAGGTAACTTGGGCGGCGGTTCAAGGTGCTGTCGCATATAACGTCTATAAGACTCAGGTTTCGTACTTTGGTGTCCTGCCTGTTGGCGTTCAATACGGATTCGTTGGCACCTGCAAAGACGTGAACTTCATCGACTCCAACATCGCGGCTGATTTCACTCAGACCCCGCCGATATCCAAGAACCCATTCGTTGGTTCTGGCATTGACCATGTCACTGTGACAACCCCGGGAACTTACACTACCGTCCCGACCGTGTCCTTTGGCGGATCGCCAACTATCGCTGCAACTGCCATCGCGGTTTTGCAGGTTCAAGGTGTGCCGACAATCTCGGCTGGCGGTGCTGGCTTTGCAATCGGCGATACCGTCAACTTTGGTAGCAGCCTTGTTATGTTGGTGACCAACGTAGCTGCTGGTGCTATCACCGCATGGTCTGTTCAGTCTCCCGGATACATCTCCTCCGGATCAGTCCCCGCTAACCCACTCAACCAAATCTCAACCTCTGGCGCAGGTACTGGCGCACAAATCTCTGCGACTTGGGGTGTTGGTCAGGTTGTTGTGACTGGCGCTGGCGCTGGCTTTGGGTCGGCCCCAAGTGTTATCTTCTCTGCTGGTGCCGCTGCTGCGACTGCATATCTTGGCGCAACGTCGAATGGCGTTCCTACCGTCCCGGGATTTGTTCAGCAGCGGCTGTTCCTTGGCGGGCTCCTTGGCGCGCCACAGACTTTCTACCTCTCTCGCCCCGGGTCCTACTTCAACTTTGATATCTCTCAACCGACCCGCGCGGATGATTCAATTTCAGCAACGCTTGTCTCTGGCACTTTGAATAACATCAAAGCTGTCATCCCGTCCAACTCAGGTATGCTTGTCCTCACTGACAAAGCCTCTTGGGTTGTAAATGGTGGCACGGCTGGCGCAGCCTTGACCCCGTCTTCGATTGTCGCTAATCCACAGTCCTTTGTTGGGGCCAGTGACGTTCCGCCGATCGTTGCTAATTATGACATTCTTTATGTCCAGTCCAAGGGCTCAGCGATTCGCGACCTCGCCTTTAATATTTACTTCAACACCTTCACCGGGACTGATATCTCAACCATCGCCAGCCACCTGTTCTACAGCTATACCATCGACGAATGGTGTTGGGCTGAGCAACCTTTTTACAACGTCAATGCGATCCGCAATGACGGAACATTGCTTATCCTGACCTTTCTCAAAGAGCAGGAATTCGTCGGCTGGTCACATTACGTCACCAACGGTGCGTTTAATTCAACCGCCTCGGTTACTGAACCGACCGATCACGCCGGAACCGTCGACGCGGTTTATGTTGTGGTCGAACGAACCATCAATGGCAATACTGTCCAGTACATCGAGCGATTTGCCGAACGCGCCTTTCCTCAAGGTGTAGAGGATGCTTGGTGCGTAGACGCTGGCCTTGGTTATGAAGGCTCGCCGGCGACCAACTTCACCGGGGCTGATCATCTAGCTGGGATGACTGTAACTGGCCTTGCCGATGGCGCTGTGATCACACCATTTGTGATGCCTGCGAATGGTGAGTTCACCTTGGCCGCGCCTGCATCTAAGGTTACCATTGGCCTCAGCTACACCTGCAAACTCCAGACCTTGGCGATCGATACTGGCGATGGAGCAATCCAAGGCAAGCTTAAGAAACTCATCTCCATCGACATGAAGGTGAAGGACGCACTTAACCTTTGGGCCGGGTCCAGCTTCAACCGGCTGGTTCAAATCAAGGACCTCGTTATCGGCAATGTCTCGTCGATGCTCGCGGGGCAGGATAATCAGCTTGTCACAGGGCTGGTCACTGGCGATGCCAAGATCACCCTCGACCCAACTTACACCGTTCCCGGCCAAGTCTGCATTCAACAGTCCGATCCGATTCCTGCAACAGTTCTGGGCCTGTTCACCACCATTGAACTTGAAGGTGGCCGATGAATGGCGAGGTCTATCAAATCTCCCTTGACCAGCTTAAGGGATTGACTTTACAACCAGAAGTGGTGTATGCTGGTAGAATATCCAGTCATATATTGGCCGGATTCTACCAATCTGAGTTGCTCTGTATTATAGGCTTTATCCCCAGAACGTTCCTCTCGGACGAGGCCTATATTTGGATGCAAACAATGCCTGCCGCGAAGAATCACAAACTCATGGTTGCTCGCCACGCCAAGCGCGTAGTCGCAAGGGCACTTGAGTTCTATCCCAAGATCATTGGGCATTGTTTCCATGAAGATTCCGCGCGATGGTTGAAGTCACTTGGCGCAACCATCAATGGCGACACTTTTGAAATTCAGAGGGCCTAATGACTGATCCAGTCACTCTTGGCACAATCGGAATGGCGGCCTCTGGTGCATCCGGGGCCGCTGGTATTTTTGGTTCGCTCTTTGGCGGCAGTGCCAAAGCCGATGCTTATAAATATCAGTCGTCGATGGCATGGCAGAATGCTGCGATCGCCAAGCAGAACCAGAAATACGCTTTGGACATTGGCGAACAGCAGGCTGAGAAAGCTGGCATCGCCGGTGCGGCGCAGGCTGGACAGATCAAAGCGGCGCAAGGAGCCTCTGGCGTTGATGTGAACTCTGGCTCTGCCAAAGAGGTTCAGACTAGCCAGCATCTTGTCTCTCAGATGGACCTTAACACCATCCGCGAGAAGGCTGCGAAGACTGCCTATGATTTCTCGGTCCAAGCTACGAACTACGAGAACCAAGCCAAGGGCTATTCCAAAGCTGCCAGCAATGCTCGAACCGAAGGCATCCTTGGCGCTGTTTCGTCTTTCATCGGCACGGTTGGCTCAGTTTCGAGTAAATGGATTCAGGGTAATCAGCTTGGTATGTGGGGCAAGGGTGGTAGTAACCTATCCAATCCCGGCCCCGATCCGTTGACTGAATGGGAGTACGGCCGATGAGCAGCCAAGTCCCATATACAGGCGTTCCTAGCGTTCAGCCTAGCTTCGATGCGACGCCATCCGTCTCATCCAATATCCCAATGGATGCATTTGGCGCGGGTGTTGCCAATGCGGTAGGTCACATTGGGCGGGCCGTCGAAGGTGCTGGGAATGAAATCTGGGCCCGCGCCACTGCGATGCAGCAGCTTAACGAACAAGCGAATGCTGCTAATGCAGTCGCTGAGTTCACCACTGCGATGGGCGAGAAATATGCGGCCTATTCCAGCCTCTCTGGTAAAGCTGCTGTCGATGGATACAAGCCCTACATCGAAGACCTAAATTCCACACGAGAAGCTATTGGCCAGAAACTCAACTCTCCATATGCGCAGAAGGTTTATCTTCAAGAATCCCGATCGATACAGGCGCGGTCGGTTTTCTCTGCCGCGGCTCATTCGGGCCGGGAAGGAAAGAATTATGCGATTGGTTCGACCCAGTCGCTGATTGATGCGCGAACAAATGCAGCGGCGTTGGCTCCGCAAGACGACGAATCCTATCAAGCCGCGCTAGAACAAAACGCCAAGGACGTAAAGCATCTTGGCGATCTGC